ATCATCAGTTTCTTCTTCCGGCGGCAATATACTCTGAGCAATGCCTGAGAAGTCTGGGTGAGAGCAGTCGAACACTAAAGCGTGCACCCCGGGCGAAACAATCTTCATCCCTTTAGATAGCCGCTTAGTTACAGTACCCAAGAAAACTCCCTGCGCCTCTAGCTCTTTTAATGTTTCTTTGTAGCTGATCTGCGTTTCCACACAGTCTTTCTTAAACTTGCTAGCTACGATAAACATCTTGTTAGTATCAGGTTCAAAACGAATTAGCAGTTCACCCCTCGGCTCCATAGTAGGTAGCTTGGGCATAGTGTTGCGCTTGTCGATGTCGTCCTCTACTACGAGCACATTGTTTACATGCCTGTTGTAGAAGTCACCTATCACTGCGCTTGAGCTTTGCATTGGCGGCTCAGTTTCGTGTCGTAGTTCGTGTACCATACTAGTAGCCCAGTTATAAATTGCTGTCATGTCCCAGTCGATCAAACCTATACGCCGTGCGATAAGCCCGCCGGTGATGTTACATGCAAGGATGCCTGACCAGAAACGTTCTCGTTGCGTAAGCTTTAACTCCGTGTCTATCTTGCGCTGTATAGCTAGTAATGCTTCCACTACGCTCTCCAAATTGTTAATTAGGTGCTCTGCGTACAAAGGTCCTGCGTGCCCGTAGTTTTCAAGGAGCTGGTGGTCGAACATCCCCTTAGCTTCCTCCGTTGAGATTACGTTCACATCGGTATACTCTATCTTATACTCTAGTAAGCGCATCATCTCACCGTCAGGGTTTGCTTTTAGCGAGGCTAGTTTCTCGTAAAAGGCAGCGTTAGAACTACACAGCGACAGGTTCTGCCACATAGTATGGTTCTGACGTAGCTCGTTTGATGATGCTTTTACCCTGTGCTTACCCCGTCCCTGCGACATACTGTATGCCAACTGTGAGAACTCAAGTGGGGGCGTGTTCGTCATCTCATCCACGGTGTAGCAGATGTTGTTCATAATACCCAACTGCATGATCTTGGCGTTCATAGTATCCGCGAAGCTTGCACATAACTTCTTGGGGTCACCCATTATGCTGTTAACCATGTAGAGAATAGTAGACTTACCTGTACCCGACTTGGGGTGGATCACGTTTATTATCGCGCCGTTCTGACCTACGAACTTAAACAACAACGAACCAAACCCAGTAAGCGTGGCGAAGGCATGAGGTTCTAGCCCCGGCCTGCCGTACAGAGCGAACGCTTCTTTCCACTTCTCTAACGAACCTTTGGGAACCATAAGCTCTGCAAGGTCTGCTGTAGTAGATGAAGGAGGGCTATGATACGTGCCATCTGTAGATATTTCTCGGTCACCAATAATAAACTTGCTGTCTTTATCGGCCCAACCAAATTGCGTGCGCATTTGCTCAGCTTTCTTTGTCACTTGTAGCTCCTTAATTGAAAGGAATATGTATAGATGTAATAGATCAAATTTCTTGGGGGTGCATATAACCCCGTAAGAGGCCAGTGCTTTACGCAGGTCTGACTTCTCTGAAACTTGAACATTAGTAAGTACGAACTCTTTAACTCCATCGCGGGGCAAGTGCAGCTTTAAAACCACTACATCCCCCCACTGTGGGTCGTTCATACGCTTGAGCACATACAGATCATGCTCGTAGATCAAGACAGGTTCCGCTTCGTCCTCCCCCGGTGGTACATAATAGATACCCCCAGTCTTACCTCGAAAGAACGGTTGCGGATACTCAGGTATCTTGTGCTTTGGGGAAGGCGCCTCTGTAAGCTCGTCTTCGAGCCGTATTTCAGAAACTATATTGTCTTCCGCAGTCGCTTGTAATACCTCTCGACCTAATGCTATAGGCCCGCTTATCTTGCCCTTATGGGGGCAGCCTTCACAGCCTCCGGGATTATTACGTTCAAATACTGCACAACTGTGCGGACCTCCGGCGTTAGATGCCTTTGCGTCTGCATTGGAGAACGAATAATCAGGGTGCTTAGAAGACATCTTTACGATAGCTTCATCGCGGTCTACGCACTTGTTAGCAACAGATAACGCGTCAAACCATCGGGGTTCAGCTAGCACCGCTTGGTTCTTGTAGCAGTCTAGGAGTTGTTTACACCCCGTACCCTGCGCACTTCGAATCATAATCTTGCTGAACTTCGTGATGTTGTTACCGCCCCCAGTTTGCAAGTACTGCCCTAGAGCTGTACCGCGTCTCGCGGGTTTCTCAAACGGTTTCTCCTTAACCCCTAAGAGGTCAGAGAATTCCTGTAGTGTTACAGGCTCAGCAGTGTTTATTACACTTACTGGTGTAGGTGGATCGTCTTTAAAGTTGTACGTGCCCGGTATGCGTAATATGCGAGCGACTTCAAAGACAGAGCTGTCAATGTAGAACTTGTGAGTGGTACAGAGTTCGCGCAGTCTATCCGCAACTGGCTCCCACTGTTCTCTTGTGACTTCTTCCGTAAGCGCCCAGTATACGTGTAGGCCGCGTCCAGAGTTGACGATTATAGGTTGAGGCAGACCGATCAGTTTGCAGAACCTTTTGAGTTCTTGTATTCCCGTTGCTTGGTCTATGTACCCCTCGGGGATGTTAGTCTCGGGGTTTACCTCTGCCTTACCTTCGCCGCAGTCTATGTCTAACCAGAAGGACTTAAGCCCCTGCACGTTATTCTTAGTGCGGTTATCGCCTGTCTTATATTTAGCTAACCCGTAGAAGACGTTTCTTTTTTGTTTTACGAACTGGTCTGCTAGTTCGTCTAGTTCTTCTCTAGTAGCTACAAGTTCTTGCCTGACATCTTTACCCTTTATACCCACTATAGCAAACCACCCATTGGCGGGATGTACTGTGTTTAAGAGGTCAAAATCAGTCATTTGCTTTTTTCAGAGGGAATGATCCCCCCAAGATTCCTCGGCTTTAAAATTGATTTGGTTTATTTAGCTAAGTGACTCTATTAGTTTTTCGACAGCCGGTATGAAACTTTCTTGTGGAGACGTATCCCCGTAGAACCAGTTGTATACCGTCTGTCTGCTAACTCCGAGCCTATAGGCAACTTTCGACACAGGGAAGTCATTGCGTATGCAAGCTCTCCCAAGACGAACGCCTATAAGCTTTCGGTCTGCTTTCTTGTTGATGTCAATCAGCCTTGCGCTGTATCCATACACCATAGGTTACTCGTCATTAGCCCAGTCAGATAACACGTCAGCGATGTCGTCTTTGAGAGATACTGTATCCTTCTTAGACGCACGCTTAACCGGCTCTTGTATTTCTTCAGCTTCCGGCTCATCGTCCGGCTCGTCTGAACGAGTTACTACAGGCTTAGCTTCTGCCGCGGGAGGCAGCTTCTTTACGTTGTCAGCTTGCGCTACTGTTATTTGCGTGTAGCGTTTTGCTTCTGGGTTAGCTTGTGCAGCAAGTACCAACTCATACTCCGCATCACTAACATTGCGTACTGGAGAGAACAACAGCTCCATAGAGTCTGCATTCAAGTCGTAGCTTATAGTAGTGACGATGTTATCCGGAGATTCTTTGTTTGCCGACAAGAACCCTAAGTAGCTCTCGAACGGATGCACGTTACCTACGCCCTTACCAAACAATGACTTAGCCGGAATGTTAAACTGGTAGATGTCACCAGACTTATCACCCTCAACCAACACAGAGATACGACGTTGGAAGCGGCATGCACGACCACCGTTCTCACCGGAACCCTTAATGTTTTGAGGGCAAGTAGCACAGCTCGCACCCTGCGGATCGAGCGCACTTTCTTCAGGCTTGTCGCCCATGTTCGACCAACAGTTTGGTAGCGTCGCGTCTTTTTTAGGGTCATATTTCTCCTTGTAAAAAACACGAGATACTGTGGGTAGTGCCCATACTATAATAACGTTAATCTCACCACGTATTGCGTCACCGATTTGCTCACCATTAACCAGACGCTTGAACGTGCCATTGGTATTGGTTTGAATGCGGCGGTTTGTGATGCCGTTAGAAGACTTCGCTAACTCTTGAGACAACGCGCTAGGCGCACGGTTACTAGCTATTACTTCTGACTGCTGCTTAAAAATAGATACATCATTACTCATGTTTGTCTTCCTTATTTTGTAGTTGGTTTTCTTACTTGTACTGTGTAGCGTTTGTCTGCCTGAAGCCCCATAGGTAATTCGTCGGGGTTGTCTTCAAGGAATTCTTGCATTGCACGGTTGTTGATTCTACGCTCTAACAAATGCGCAGCGTCATGCTGCTGTATAAAGTCGTACATTGAATCCCAATCGCTAGTCCAGTACCTAGAAGTGATGCGTCTAGATATAGTTCCGGCGGGGGTTTTTATGCTATCAGAGTTTAGTCCGTTGCAAAGTTTTAATAGCTTATCTCCTAGCAATTCATACTGCTCTTTGAGTTCTGCCATCTCTGCTTTGTGTTCGTCTTCTTTATCCCTGATAGCGGTGCGCACCTTGAGGTACACAGTCACTAGCTTCTCTACTTGAGAACTTTCTTCACTCATCGGTATCTCCCGTAAGTATTGTTGGGGGTAGTCATAGTAACACTGTGTTTGACAAAGTCAATACTATTCCGATAACTCCTGTCTGTAAAGATCAATTATCTTTGTGTGGTTCGCAATGTTACCTTGGAGCATTTTATATAGCCGCGCTTCAACGTCACTACCCTGTATGTGCACGATAGTCATTGCGTTCTTCTGCCCCGGTCTGTTGATACGGGCGTTAGCTTGCAGGTAGGTTTCAACACTGGTAACCGGGGCGTACCAAATAATGGTGTCTGCTGCTGTTAGCGTAAGACCATGAGATGCTGCTTGCGGTTGTATCAACAAGACCTTGGGTTCTACTTCGTTTTGGAACTTAGTAACTATTTCACTGCGTTTGTTTACTGGCACCTTACCGTTGATTACAGCGAAAGTTATCTTGTGTTTAGCTAAGAACTCCCCCAGTAATTCTATAGTGTGGGTGAAAGGAACAAACACAAGCACCTTGTTAGATGTCTCTTCGATAACTTCAAGGATTGAGTTCAAGCGGTTCTTAACGTCAAACTCTAGCACCTGCCCATCGTCCGTATATACTGCACCACCAGATATTTGTAGTAGCTTGTTAAGCTGAGTAGCCGCATTAACTGCGCTGACTTCCTCACCCCCTGCTACGAGTAACATCTCTTTTTTTAACTGTTGGTAGTACTTAAGCTGTTGCGGAGTTAGGGGGGCATCACGTTGTGTATAGGTAACGGCGGGTAAATCCAGACACTGGTCTTTTTCGAAACGTATGGCAGGTTGCAGCACTGCGTGTACGCGCTTATCGGCATCTGGTTTTGGCGCCCACTTGTACTGAGTGACTTTGTACATGACCTCGTCACGGAACCTACCAAAGTAGTTGGGTGTGTTCTTGGGGTTAACTAGCTTAGCTAGACCGAAAGCATCTACCGGAGACTGAGAGGCGGGAGTACCTGTTAGCATCCACAGCCAATCGACCTTAGCTACTACGTCACGTAGTATCTTCCACCTGTTGGTTTGTGCATTCTTATAGGCGTTTGCTTCGTCTACTACAATAAGATCAAAGCCTCCGTCCATGATTGCATCTTTAACCACCGCCAACCCGTCAAAGTTTAAGATAACGAAGTCTGAACCCGCCTCTATTATTTTCTTACGAGTCTTAGCATCGCCGTAAGCAACGGAACAACTGCGGTGCATAGCGAACTTAAACAGGTCTTCTTGCCAAGCAGACTTCATAATAGACAGGGGGCACAGCACTAGCACGCGCTTTATAATGCCAAGGTTTAACAAGTAGTCCGCAGCCCATATAACAGACGCAGTCTTACCTGTACCCTGCTCGTTAAAGCAAAAGGCTTTTTTATTTAGCGTGAAAAACCCTGCGGTTATTTCTTGGTGTTGGAATGGCGTGAGCTTGCCGCTCCAGTTGTAGTCCCGTGTTATCGGGGAGGGTATGTCCTGAACGCCCAAGCGGTTTAGCTTCTGCGCTTCTTCTAACCCCCAGTAAACGGCAACGTCATA